GCTAAATCTTTCGAAATAACTAATGGATCAAGAACAAAACCATAAAGGCCAAAAGTATAAACAACTTCTGCTTTAAATTCCTCATCAGATATATTTACATTATCACCCATAACAACATCATCTCCAAAGAGATAACACCATACGAGATCATCTATCTCTTGCTCAGGAACACCCAAGCGTAAAAACAAATGGACTAAAACTATAGCCATTCCAATAATATTATCAACTGTCGTGGACCCCGATCCACTATTATTACCCCAGTCCTTTTCAATAAAATCACCATTAGGCAATACAACACGACTCTTACAACGATTGTTTGTAACCCACTCCTTAAAAGGATGAGAACCCAAACAAGCATTTTTAATCCTAAACACATCTCGCAGATGTGGAAAGAGCCTATCATATCCCTTAACATCAAACATGGTTTTTCGCTTAAACTTATTCAGTTTACTTGCCATGTTATTCACGCCACCCTGATATGGATTCATACCATAGGCAGACCACCAACACCCTTTCATTGCTTCACTTTGATTACCATAGACTATTTTACCAGCCAACAACAACTCAAAAGGTTCCACAATAAAGGTCCGTTGTTTCATCAATCCAACATAATCTCCACGGAACAAAAACTCTCGTTCTTTTCCACAAGCCATCCAAATAGGGATGGTTTGGAGATTGTCAAAATCCAAAAATTCAAGAAATAAACCAGTTTTAACACACTGATATTTCTTTTTATATCCATTCAACCTCCAGGCATAACCTGAGGCCTTTTTCAAATCCATGCTATGCAAAGCACCATCTAAGGACATAAAATCCACCATTAAACCAGGAGAGAACTTCTCCAAAACTATTTTAACAGATTGTTCATAAAATTCACAATTAAGATAATCCCGAACAATAGGCTTATCCATTTTTCTGACAGAAACATCCAGCGTTATAACTGAATTTTTCGCAACAACTAAATCAGCAGCTTCCTTACGAAACCACTCTACATCATCAAAATATTGTATAAATTTGCTTACCGGCGCTTCAATTGAAGGCGAACCAACAGTTGGAGGCACTGGTAAACGGCCGAGATAAGTGAAATGTTCATAAGTATTATGACCAGGTTTCAACTTATCAAGAACATTGGCAAGCATCTCCTCTCTAGAGAGTCGATGCTTCGGCATACCAATGTTCAACGGGTTTTTAAAGGATAAATCAAAAAAGCACCGTTAGGCTTTAATGACCGTTTCTGGACACCCTGTTCCAGATCAGCAAAATGAATTGCTATCAACTCTCCACTAACACTTAAAAACAAAGATCCACAGGTTCCCCCCGTAGAATTTACATTGTGGTTAATAAAAGAACTCCCAGCTTCCGTACTATATTCAGCAACCGCAGTCGCCAAAGGGGAGTTTTCTTTACTAACATCAAAAGTAACAAAATTACAAGCTCGAGACTCGTCTAAGTGACATATTTCAGCACTCTTAACAGGACGCATCCCAACATAGACTTTAGGCTGAGTCATATAAACCATGTCCTGGTTATATCCTACTACCCACTTTTTATCGTTGGTTTCAGATGGCATAACACAGGGCTTCCCATCAAAAATATAAGAAACAGCTCGTTTCCTATTATGAGTATTGGTAATAAAAGCAGGGACGTTATTATACATCGCATACACCATATTCCCAATATGTAACCCATCTTTATCGATGAGTTTATAAAAATAATTTTTATAATCATTAACAACAAGGGGCTTTGAAATCGCTAAACCTTGTAAAACAAAAGTACACCCAACACAACCTTTCTCCTTGTATAAACATCGCTCAGATGAAACACAATAATGAGTTCGGTTTGGTATAACAAAGTGAAAACATTTCTGACACTTAACAGCCTTATCATTTTTACATTTATAAGACGCATGTTTTCCACCACAAATCCAACAAGCGAAGGCC